TCATGCGGCCACCTTCTCGGCGGGCACGCGCACGCGCGGCTTAACGGTCGAGGCCAGTGCCTGGTCGTGCTTCCACTCACTGGCGCGCTGGCGGAAGACGGCTGCGTTGATCTCGTTGCCGTTCGCCAACTCGGCGTCGGCGACTGCTAGCAGGAAGTCTGGGCCGCTAAGGCGGCTAGGGTCGGTATCGAACATAGTTGCTCCTTTAGGCGGGCACGAAGCTGCCGCGCTTGGCTGGGTTGATGACGAACGGCTTGGGGCCCTTGGCCGCCTGTTTGGCCTCGAGGCGCAGGGATTCCCCTGTCGCGCCGCGCGGCACGATCTCGATACGGTTGCCGGGCTGGGAGAGAAACTTGGCTAGATCGGCCTGCAACTGCTCGCGCAGCGGTTGCCGCGCCGCAACGGTTGCATCGTGCAGTGCCTGAGACTGCCGCTGGTGCCCGGTCACCGGCTTGCTGCCGTTCGGCGTGATCTGCTTGGGTGGAAGGCTGAATGGCGTGGGCGGCGCAATCGTGGCGAGGATGCGATCCCCGGCGAACCAGGTAACGCCGCGCCCAACCCTGACTTGGCGTACCAGGCCGGCATCGTGCAGCTGCCGCAACGTGCTCGTCGCTTGTTCCCGACTGACCTTGATGCCTTCCTTGGAAAGTAGCGCACTGAGTTCAAGTGCGGTTACGCCCGATGGCGCGACCGCCAATAGCGCACGGATGCGTGCCGCGCGGCTGTTGCGTTGGTAGCCCGTCACGCTGCCCCCGCCTTCGGCTGCTGTGACAGTTGGGCCTGCAGAAGATCAGCAAGTGCACTACCGCGCGTGGTCAGCTTCGCCTCTCGCGGGAACGACTCGTCATCCAGCACGAGCAGGAAGCTGCGATACATGGCGCGAACCAGGCGAGAGGTGAAAACGGTCGACGAAGGATTCCCGCTTGCCTCGGCCTGGAAGCCGCCGCACGTGCGCTTCAGAGAGCCACTGCCGGATGTCTTCGCTGCGAGCAGCGCTTCGCGCTGCAACGGGGAGAGGTCCGCCAGTTGGATCATGTGGCAGCCTCCGTCGCTTGCGAGCGGAAGTAGGAGGGAATGCCGCTGGGAGAACTCGAGACCACATCGTCCGTCATACCCATGACCAGCCCGAAGCCGCTGCCATCGAGCGTGAAAAGGGTCAGTGCTGCGTTCTCCGGACGGTGGAAGAAGCGCACAGCGGACGGCTTGGGCCCGTACGCGTGGGCCTGTCGCACCTGGTCAAGCAGGTTCGGGTTGAACCCGCCCACAAGACCCGGCCGATAGCTCTCGACATCACCAGCGACCGAGCGCAGGTCGGGAAACTTTCCCTCGATCAGCGGCACCGTGGACACCCACAAGGGGAATCCAGAGTCGTCGCTGATCCAGGTCATGCCTTCGGGGCTCACCAGCAAATGGGTGCCGCGCTTGAGTGCGGCCTTCTGCTCCTTGCCTACCGGAATCAGCATCGGCCGGTCCGCGCGCCCACCGATGTCTCTCAGGCAAATGGCTGCGTAGCCGTCGGTGGCCATGACCAGCACCCCATCGTCGCCAGCGGGCTGCAAGGCGATGGCGTTGATGTAGTAGCGGATGTCGCCGTAAGGCCGAAAGGGCAGGGCCATCAGGATGCGCGAGGTATCGACGCGGGCGATGGCGTTGTTAGGATCGAGGTTCATGTCGTCTCCGGCCTTAGGCCGCGTGGCGTAGATCGGCCAGCACGCGATTGCGGGCCTGCCCGAGTTGAGAGAGCGGAATCAGCTGCGCCGAGAGGGTGGCGTCGGTCCAGCGAAGCTCTGTGATCGCGCGGCTTGGATGAGGCTGAGTAGCACGCTGGCACCGCGCGCATTCGATATGCCAGGTCTCAGGGCATGGCGTGCCGATGCGATGGCCCTGCGGCGCGCCAGCAGTGCGTACAAGCTGTGGCGTGTGACCGGGCTGGCAACCTGTGCCCATTGGGACACCAGGCGGCAGGCGTGTGGCTTCCTGGCGCATCAGCCGCGGTCCTGGGCTTCGTGGCCCTGGACCAGTTGCTCTGGCGTCAGGTCTGCGAGGTCGCTATTGCCGCGCTGAATGCCATCAAAGTTATGAGATTCGGCCGGCGACCAGTCGACACGGGGCTGGCGCAGTTGCGGTACTCCGCAGCAAGGTTAATCCCAACAACACCACGCACCACCTGAGCCTGGTCGAAGCCGACCAGCTGATTGGGCTGACAGGTGACCACCGCATGCTGCACGACCTAGCTCAAGCCCATGGCTACGTGCTGCAGGCTATGCCGGCTGAGGTGCAGGACGACGCCACAGTGATGGAACTGGTGCTGGACCTGCACGCTGCCAACGGCGAGTTTGCGCGGGAGCTGCACGACGCGCTCGCCGACGAAATCATCACCGGCAACGAGATGTCCGAGCTTGCCAAGGACTGCCACGGAAGCATGCATGCCGCAGTCCTGCTATTGCGGAAGCTGAGGGAAATGTCCAAGGCGCGGAGCGTCCGCCATGGGTGACCTGATGGACCGGGTGCAGGCGCAGACCGATGCGCAGCTGGCCAACGCGCTGGAGCACAGGGCGCGCCTCAAGAGGCGGCCTGGCCTGACGCATTGCGAGGATGCCGACTGCCGCGAACCTATCGCCGAGATGCGCACCGCTATGGGTGCGCGGCTCTGCATCGATTGTGCGACGGCCGCCGAAGCGCAGGCCGCTCAGTACCGGAGGCGGGGTGTCTGACCATGCGGCGTGTGCGCCTCTCCGACCCTGCGAAAGCGCAACGGCACCGGCCGAAGGCAAGCGCGACTGTCGGCGCCACTCGGGGGCTGCAGGCCGCTTTGGAGGCGCTGTACGGCGACACGACATGCGAATTGGGCGAAGCCGGAATCGCCGAGCGAGATCAGCGCCACCGCGAAGCCATGGCGGTGGATTCGCCTCAGGGCTGCCTGCGCTTGGTCTCACGGCCATGAGCGCGAGCAACAATGATGCCTCTATCGAAGACTTTCGGCGGCAATGTGAGGCGCGCCATTGGCTCGCCCAGGGCTACGGCGTTCCTGGAAAGATAGATCAGCTGATGGCGCGCATCAGCGCCAAGCGAGGGTCCGAGGCTGCCAATGCACTGCGCGAGGAGATGCGAGTGCAGTGGCGTGCAGCTGCCGCCCGCAGTTCGACTAAAGATTACCCAATTTCTGGACGAGACCGGTCCGCGCTACAGCCGCCATCACCGCCTCCTTCTTCGCGCTGCCAAGGGGGTGTTTCACCTGAACGCTCTGGAGAGCATCCGTGAGCGCGTCTCTCAACGCCGAATTGTTCGGCGCCAATCCATGCACCAGCGCTTCGACAACAGCCACAAGCACCTCGCGCTCCGCCTCGAGCGCCTCAACGCGCTTGGCAATGTCGCCAAGCGAAACAGGTGCTGGGTTTGTCATTGCCGTTACCTCCTTGTGTGTGACCACCGAGCCTAACAGGACAGCGCGAGGCGTGGCAGCGTGAGTATTGGTCGCATCGATACCGCCGCAGTTCTGGCAGGCGTGGATATCGTCCAGGTCGTGGGCGCATACGTGCAGCTGAAGAAGGACGGCAAGGAGTACAGGGGCTGCTGTCCCTTCCATGACGAGCGCACGCCAAGCTTCTACGTCAGCCCAGCCAAGGGTTTTGCGCACTGCTTTGGATGCGGTGCGCATTACGATGCCATCGGCTTCCTGATGGCGTACGAAAGCCTCACCTTCCCCCAGGCGTGCGGGCGATTGGGCAACCGCGAGTTCGCGCCAGCGCGGGGCATCGCGCCCCCCGAGTCGACGGCCGCAAAGCCAGCGGCGGGAATGTGGCGGCCGGTGCTGCCGGTGCCGGCCGGCATCCCGGATCTGTTCCGCGATGACAGCGGCTGGACAGTGCCGCTGTGGAACCCGAAACGGGACAAGTGGTCGCGCTTCAAGCCCACGCGCGCCGATGCCTATCGGCATCACGACGGCCGGTTGCTGGGCTACGTGCTGCGCTGCGAGTTCGACGACGGCAAGATCACGCCTACGGTGACGTGGTGCGTGGGGCCCGATGGCGCGCAGACTTGGTGCATCAACCACTTCCCCAAGCCACGGCCGCTGTGCGGCCTTGATGAGCTGGCAACGCGGCCTGACGCGCCGGTACTGCTAAGCGAGGGCGAGAAATGTCGCGCGGCCTGCGCTGGCGCGCTGCCGATGTACGTCAGCGTGACCTGGCCAGGCGGTGGCAAGGGGGTGTCCTACGTGGACTGGAGTCCACTGGCTGGGCGCGATGTCGTGCTGTGGCCCGACGCCGATGAGCCGGGGCAGCAGGCGATGTTCGGTTGGCGGGACGTGCCCGGGCATTTCCACATGGGCGTTGCGCAGTACCTGCACCGCATCGGCGTCAAGTCGATGCGGGCCATCGACACCGAGGGTCAGCCAAAAGGCTGGGATATCGCAGACGCGATCGATGAAGGGTGGACGGCCAAGCAGTTGGCCAGTTGGGCGGCGACGCGTGTCCAGCAGATAGAGGTTGGAGCATGAGCAAGCAGGGGAAGTTGCGCGTGGTCGACGGTGGCGCTTCGCCTCCACCTGACAGCGAGAGTTGGAAGGAGCAGTTGACGTTCAACCGTGACGGCAACGTCGAGGGCACGCTGCACAACCTGATCCTGATCTTCGACAACGACAAGCGCCTGGAGAAGCTTTGGTGGCTCAACGACAGCAGCAACCAGATCGAGCTGACGCGAGACCCACCGTGGAGCGGTGGCAAGCGGACTGAGTTCATCGACTCGGACGCCTACGAACTGGCAGCGTGGCTGCAGCACCCGAAGAACTACAACGCCAAGTGCAGCGACGAGGCGGTGTTGAAAAGCGTCATCGCGGTAGCGCGCCGCTATCGGAGGCATCCAATCCGCGATTACCTCCATTCACTGGTGTGGGATGGACAGCCACGCGTCGAGGCGATGCTGGTGGAGATGTTCGGCGCCGCAGACACGACCTACAGCCGGCGCGCAGCGCAATGCTTCGCGGTCAGTGCTGTTGCACGCATCCTGTGGGAGGACCCCAAGCAGCCGCATGTCGGCGCCCAGGTGGATTTCATGCTGGTGCTGGAAGGCGAGCAGGGAAAGCGCAAGTCCAGCAGCCTGCGTGCGATCTTCGGCAGTGAGTGGTTTGTCGAAACCAGCGAATCACCCAGCGGCAAGGACTTTTATCAGGTGATCCAGGGCGCTTGGGGCGTCGAGATCGGCGAAATGGATAGCTTCAGCAAGGGGGACGTGACCAGTGTCAAGACTGCTATCACCCGACGCGTCGACAAGTTTCGTGCGCCGTATGAGCGCGTTCCGCGAAGCTACCGGCGCGAGTGCGTTTTCGCGGGCACCACGAACGAGCATCAATACCTGCGCGACCCGACTGGCGGCCGGCGCTTCCTGCCGGTGCGCACTGATGGCGAGGCGCGCATTGAGGCGATCAAAGCGGCGCGGGATCAGCTGTGGGCGGAGGCGGTGCAGATGTTCCTTGCTGGCTTCGAGTGGTGGCTGCTGCCAGAGGACGCAGCCGAGCAACAGGCCGCGCGGTACGTGGGCGACAGCTGGGAAGGCAGGGTTGAGCGATGGGTGGACGTGCGCAGCGACCCGGGCAAGTATCCAGACAGGGTGCCCGTGACCACCATGAGGCCTGGCGCAGCCGGGGACGAGGTGCTGACCTGGTGCACCACCGACGAGGTGTTGGTCCATGCCATCGGGCTTGACCCCGGCAAGCACGGCAAGCCCGAACAGATGCGGGTGGCCAACATTCTCAAGACCTTGGGATGGGAGACCGCGCGGCGTAGGTGGCCCGATGGCGGGCGCGAGCCCAGGTGGTTTCGCGTGGGCTTCGACGTGGATGGGTGGATGAGTGAGTCCAAGCGCAAGCAGCTGGAGGCGATCGATGACGTGCCGTTCTGATCGCTGGCCGCAGGTGCTGTCCAGACCGTCCAGACCGTCCACGCCTCATGTCCAGACCTTTAGCCAAGCATGGCGGGCCTGTCCACACCGTCCAGACCTTTCGCGCGCGCACATGGGAATCTGCAACTCAACACATTCAAAGAATCTCTCAAAAAGGTGTGGACAGAGTGGACAGAGTGGACAGCCAAGTAGCGGCGCGCGTTCCAGCTGTCCACACCTCGCCCATGGGGTCCGGACGGTGTGGACGACCCAATCTCACCCCATGTTCCACGGGAATCGTGGAACTTTCGGGTCCTCCCATTGGGGTGCCCGACTGCGGGTAATTCGGACCCCATTTTTCGTGCATCTTCGGTTCTGCCGTTTGGTTCCGCGTGGAACATTGGGGGCGCTGTGAGTTCCGAAGCGACCATGACCGTTGCCGAATTCGCCGTCCACCGCGGTTGCAGCGACAGCTACATCCGGCGGATGCGCCGCCAGGGCAAGCTGGTGATGTCGGCCGACGGTAAGCTGATCCGCGTGGCGGCCAGCGATGCGCTGCTGGATGACGTGACCGACCCGGTGCGCGGCGGCGACCGTTCCGCTGGCGCGGAGGTGCCACGCCAGCCGCTGCCCACCTATGCGATACCGCTGGATGCCATCAGCACCCAAGAGGCTGTGCGCCGCGAACGGCTGGCGCGGGCGCGGACGGCCGAGCTGGAGCTGGGCGAGTTGTCCAAGGAGCTGATCCGGGCCAAGGAGGCCGAGCGCGCCGTTTTCACCCTGGTGCGCCAGGCGCTCAACGCGATGATGGGCATGCCCAGCCGCTTGCGCGCTACCGTCGCGGCCGAGAGCGATCCGCGCGCCTGCGAGGCGCTGATGGAGGCCGAGGTGAGGCGCATCGCCGACGACATGCGCCGCGGCGCCCGCACGCTGCTGGAAGACCGGCGCGAAGCTGCCGCTGACGCGGAGGTGGATGCCGCATGAGCCTGGACACGGTCATCTACGACGTCGATCTGGCCGAGGCACGCGAAGTGGTCGCCAGCGCGTGGGAGCGGGGCTGGCAGCTTCCCCCGCGCATGACCGTCAGCCAGTGGGCCGACACCTACCGGATCATCGCCAAGGGCGCGGGTGCAGAGCCCGGCCCCTGGCGCACCGCGCGCAACCCCATCCTGCGCGAGATCATGGATTGCCTGTCCGATCACTCGCCGGTGCGTGTGGTGGACTTCATGAAGTCCGCCCAAATCGGCGCCACTGAGATCGGCATCAACTGGACCTGTTACGTCATCGACCGCGGCGCGGACTCCATGATCGTGGCCCAGCCGGTGAAAGACCTGGCGCGCAGCTGGGCGGCGTCCAAGTTCGACCCTGCGGTGATGGAGATGCCGGGCCTGCTGTCCAAGCTCGATACCGACAACACCCTGGAGAAGCGCTATCCCGGCGGCACCATGTGGGTGATCTGGGCCAACTCGTCCAAGCAGCTGCGCCAGCGCACCGCGCGTTACATCTTCGAGGACGAGGTGGACGAGTATCCGCGCGACGTGGGTGGTCAGGGGCCGGCCGACCAGCAGCTGGAGGCACGCGCCATGTCCTACGGCGATCGCGCCAAGCTCTACCGGGCCTGCACGCCCACCATCGCCGGTGCCAGCGCGATTGAGACCGGACACGCGGCAGGGGACATGTGCGTCTACGTGGTCCAGTGCCCACACTGCGGCGCCGAGCAGACGCTGGACGAAGAGCGGCTGCAGCCCAACGGCACCTTCGCCTGCGCGGCCCACGGCTGTGTGATCGAGGAGCATCACAAGGACACGATGCTGCCCGAGCGCGGCTACGGCGGGACCGCCTACTGGAAGCCGACCAACCCCAACGCGGACCCGTTCCACCGCAGCTTCCACGCCTGGGCCGCCTACGCACCGCTGGGCCTGGGCCTGAGCTGGAAGGACATCGCCGACAAGCGCGCCGAGGCGCAGCGCGACCCTGCCAAGATGCCGGGCTTCCGCAACCTGGTGCTGGGCCTGCCGCACGAGGGCGAGCGCAGCCGCCAGGACGCCGACGTCGTTGCCGGCCTGGCCGAGCCCGGCGTGCACCGCGGCCACGTGCCTCGCGGCGGCCTGGTGCTGACTGCGGGCGTCGACTTCGGCCACGACCGCGCCGAGGTCCAGATCATCGCCACCGGTCGCGGCCAGCGCCGCTGGGTGGTCGATTACCTCGTGGTGGACCTGGACCCAACGCGACTAGAGACCTACGTCACGCTGGACGAGGTGCTGCTGGGCACCTGGAAGAGCTGCGCGGGCGTGGACATGGCCATCACCGCCGTCGCGGTGGACGGCGGCAACTGGACAGAGACCGTCGCCCAGTTCGTCAAGGCCAAGGTCGCCACCAGCGGTGGCGTGCGCGCCATCGAGACCCGCAGCGGCTTCCAGATGCAGACCGTCTACCTGGTGCGCGGCCGCGCTGAGCGGCGCAGCGAGCGCGCCGTCTACCGGCCGTCCAAGACCGAAGTAGGGCAGGGCGAGAAGACGCTGGCCCGCAGCGTCGGCGTGTGGGGCGTCGGCGGCTCGGTGCTCAAGACCATGGTGTACGGCTGGCTGACGGCGGCCGTGGCCGCCCGTGCCGCGGCCAGCGAGGCGGGCGAGCCCGAAGACTTGGCTACGCGCATGCTCCGCTTCCCGGGCGGTCGTGGCGACGAGGTCCACGACCCGCTCAACCCCGACGTGGGCGCCATGCCCCCTGGCTACTACAAGGGCCTCACCGTCGAGTTCTACGACGCCGACAGCGGCTACTGGATCCGTCCCAAGGGGGCGGCCAACGAGCCGCTGGACACCATCGTCTACGCCATCTGGGCCTCCCTGGCGCCGGCGGTGAAGGCCGACATGGTGCGCGAGTCCCAGTGGGAGGCGCTGGAGGCCCGCTTCCAGCCGCCAGAGGACCTGTTCAATCCAGCGCCGCAGGCGCTGCCGCCACCGGCCGCTCAAGCCACCCCGCATCCGCCGGTGACTACCTCCGCGCCCCCGCAGCGCAGCAGTATCGCCACGCGCGACGGGTGGGGCCTGTGAGCGCGCCCAAGCGCCGCAGCGTGGGCGCCGACGACCTGCGCGAGCAGATGACCGAAGCGCTGCTGCGCGATGTCGGCATCAGCGAGCGAATGTCCGCGCCCATCGTCGATGCCGTCATGCGGTGCTTCGCCGGCCAGCAGCCGTATTTCCCCAGTGGAGAGCGGACCTACCCGCTGCTGCAGATCCGCGCCGCCCTGCAGTCCGGCCGCACCGTCAAGCAGGTTTGCGACGACTTCCGCATCTCGCGCCGCCAGCTCTACCGCCTGTTCCCTGGTGGCCTGCCTGCTGCTGAGCGGTGGTGGCGGGATGGCGGCAACGACCCGGCCTGCAAATGAGAGGACCAACTCAATGATCATCGAACGCACCTACAGCGCAGGCACCTTGCGCATCGCAACCCCGGAGGGGAGCGGCGAGCCTTCAGTGAGAAGTGTGGCTATGGCCCAGCTTCTTGCCGAGGAAGTCGCGCAGGGCAGTGACCTGAGCGGGTTCCAATTCAAAGGGGATCCAGCCAAAGCCCTCGTGTCGGAGCCACACGCGGAGGCCGCCATTTGCGCGACTGCGGATGCGGAATGAGGCGTTTGGCTGCGGCAGAAATTCGCCTTCAGCCGGTGGTTCTGTTGGTACTTCCGGCATCATGCCCGATCGTGCCGCGGCCAGTTCGCTCAGCAGACCTTCGATCTCGGTTGCGCTGAACTCGCCATCGATCTTGATAGTGGTTTTGGAGGTGGTCATGGGTAATGTCGTTAAGGGGTTGGCATGGCTTTCTAGGATGTTGGCTCATGTCCTCGGGGTGCTGGAGCCTTTCCTGGGCTTGGTCATCGGCGTCATCCTTGTGGTGGTGGTCACCCACTGTACCTACGACTGGCGGCACAGCCACCGGCTGGAATGGCAGGCGCCAATCAAGGTGGTGCCGCGGTGATCCGTGCGCGCCTGGCGTTGCTGAAGTTCCGGCTGCTGCGCCTGCGCCTGGGCCTGAAGATCGCCGTGCAGGCGCGCCAGTGCAGACGGCTGGGCATCGAGGAGCCCAAGGCGCTGCGCGAGGATCGGCGGCGCGCGGCATTCGTGGACCAGTTCTTCGAGCGGAGCAAGCGCTGGAGGCGGGCAGGCTAGCCGCCCAGCAGCGCGCCGAAGATGCCCAGGACGGCGAGGCAGCCGGTCAGTTCGTTGTCCTTCTTGTGTGCGGCAGCGGCGCCCTTGGGAAACGCTGCTGCCGCCTCGGCCCGGCACTTGTTGACGAACTTGTTGAAATAGCGACCATGCCCGCGCGATTTGGTGCGGCTGATCAGGTAGGCGAGGTGCTGGCGGTAGTTCTGCTCGTTGTCTTCCATGGGCACCCTTTATTTTCCGTTGCACTTATTGCTTCCATCCAGCCAGCCGCGGATGCCTTGACTCGTGTAATACACGTACCGGTCACCATTACCTTGGATAACAATGTGAGAGCCTGTGCCGAGCTGGGAGATGGTTACAGTCCTTGGAATTTTGCTGTCCGAGTCTGGCTTGGCGCCAGTAACTCCAACGAAATATAGCTCGATGCGCCCTTGTTTTGCCTGCGTGTCCAAGTCCGATTGGATGTCGAATCCGTTACCGAATATGCCAATCACTCGATAGCAGGCGCGCATCTGGCGTGCCACTATTCGGTAGGCTTCGTCGTAGGCTACGTGGGAGTCGAGTTCGACATGCGTTTGCCCTTTGAGATTGGCCGGCACGCTGGCGCAGCTGGCCAGCATCAGAGTTGCCAGCGAGGTGATTGCGTAGCGAATTTGTCTTCTCCTGGTCATGGCTTACGGGTCTCGCCCGTACTTCTGCTTGAAGTCGGATTCCATTTTTTCGCAGGCCGAGGCAATAAATCTTTTGCTCGCCGGATCGAGAGACTTCTTTCCGTATTCTTCCCAGCAAACGTCGATCGTCGCGCGATCGTCGGCCTCTGGTCGATGTTGGCTGCTCGCGTATACGATCAAAATCACCGAGAAGAGAAGCGCGAGGCCACTCAGTACAAGTGCGGCCTTGAGATAGCTGACTCCACCTTCAGGAAGGGGGGCGCGGGCAGCTGCTGCCGAAGGAATCCGCTCAATGGGAGCGCCGCAGTGCGGGCAAGCGTGAGCAAGGCTGCTGATTTCTTTCCCGCATTCGCGGCACGGCATGAGCGCCATGTCACTTCCCCTGTGATTTCCCCGGGCCGGATATTGACACAGCGTGGCGCGTGGCGCACATTCCGCGTCGCAGCGGCCCAATCCGCTGCCGGGTTTAGCAGCCCGGTACCTGAGGCGCACCAGCGCCCATCTGCCGATGCCGGCGCTTTTTTCTTGCCGGCAGCCTGCCGGTGGCGCGTGCCAGCCAGTTCCATGGCGGGCGGTGCGCGGAGGCCGCAAGGCCTGCCGGTCCTCAGGCCGGTCTGCTAACCGCGTACCGTCCGCCACCTCGTTTAGCAGCGGGTGTCGGACTCCATCAATCCTGAGGAGCCCACCATGTCCCGTTCTGCCCAGCCGGCCGTGCCGGTGATCGATTCCCTTGTCTCCCAAGCGCTCGGCGCCGCCGCCGCCGCCCGCTTGCCGCCCGATCTGGCCCGCCGTGTCGCCCTTGCGCTGGCCGCCGCCGCCCAGCCTGCCGCCAATGCCGATCCCTCGCCCTCGGCCGAGGACCTGGATCACTACGCCAGCCGGCGCGGCTTGGCCTCCAGTCTGACGGGCTTCCTGGACGAGCAGGCCCAGCATGATCGGGAGGCGGACTTCCTGCTCGCCAGCATCGCGCAGGCAATCGATGATGACGACGAGCGGGCGCACGCACTCTGCCGCATTGGGATGGGGTGGATCGCCTCCTGCGCGCGGGAGCGCGAGCGCTTCCATCGGGTAATCAGCGCAGCATGCCAAGTCGTCATGCGCGAGGAGGGCGCGCAGGCATGAGCGCGCTGATCATCGCCAATACCCAGATCCGGCAGGACGCAGCTGGCCGCTTCTGCCTCAATGACCTGCATCAGGCCAGCGGCAGCGAGGCTCGTCACCGCCCCAGCCGATGGCTAGAGAACCAGTCAACGGCTGAGCTGATTGAAACCATCGAGGCCGAATATCCGGCTACCGAAGCCGGAATTCCGGCTTCGGCAGTGGAGACCTTGAATGATGGTTTCGTCAAGGGCACCTATGCCGTCAAGGAGCTGGTCTACGCCTATGCGATGTGGATCAGCGCCGCCTTCCACCTCCACGTCATCCGCGCCTACGACGCGCTCGTGACGGGGCAGGGCGCCGCGGCCCCGCCGCCGGTCCCGCTGGCCCCAACCCACCGCGCCGACGTGCTGGTGTCCGCCAGCCGCAGCTTCCAGGCCCTGCTGCGCACGGGCCGCGCCCTGCGCATGTCCCATGCCCGTGCGGTGGCCTCGGCCAACGCCGCCACGCTGCGCGCCACCGGCATCGACCTGGTCGAAGAAATGGCGGCCGAGGATCTCCTGCAGGAGGTCGGCCCCACTGGTCTGCTTTCCGGGCCGGCCGAGGAGTTCCCCGGCGCCGGCGCGGTGCTGGCCTGGCTGGACGGCCGCGACGGCGTGGCCATGTCCGACATCCTCACCGGCGCCCTCGGCGTAGACCCCACAGACCGCGCGCAGGCCACCCGTGTCGGCTGCCTGCTCAAGCGCCACGGCTGGCGCGTGGTCGAGCACCGCCGCGGCAGCAAGCGGCGCCTCTATGTGCGCTCGCAGCGTGAGTGAGGCTGATCCCATGCCCAGATACACCATCCTCATTACCGAGCTAGATATGGAGAGGCGCTCTGCCAAGGTCCATGTTGAGGGATACGTCTTCCGGCGCGTTCCTGCGCTGATTACCGACCCAGCGGTATCCAAGCCTGGCAACGCCTATGCCGTTGCTCTGGCGAACAACAAGCGGGTCGCTGTGATTGGTAAGCCGCTACTGCGCGCGGGGAGGATTGAGATGCTCCGAATTACCGGTATCTCGCTATCGATCGAACCGGCGTTCACTGCCTGAGTGGGGACGACGCAGCATAGAGCCGCGAAAAACCTGCCCCTGAGACAGTTTCATTGAAATCAGGCACAAATTAGTTTTTCGCGCCTTGTAAATCAGTGACTTGCAAGCGGGGTTGTGCCAGCTTTTATTGAAGTTTGGCACAACCCCCTGCGTAACTTAGCTGTCCATGGCAACCGCCCTGGACATGGTCACGCTCTACACGAACGCCGAGCAGAAGGTGCTCAGTGGACAGCGCGTGCGCTTCGGCGACCGTGAGCTGACCTACGCCAATCTCCCGGAAATCCGCGCTGGTCGGCAGGAGTGGGAACGGCGCGCCGCGTTGGAAGCCTCTGCCAGCCGGCCCGGCTGCGCAACCGCCGACTTCGGCGGGGTGACCTGATGGGCACCGCCGCCACCGCGCGCCAGCGCCTGCTGGCCCAGCTGCCCGACGACAAGCGCGAGCGCGAGGCCTTTGCCGCCCGTCAGGTGCTGGCCCGCGCGCATGAGGTCACGCGTCCCTCGCGCAGCCGCAAGCTGGCGCGCGACTGGGGCAGCGGCTCGGCCATCACGGGCATGGACGCCAAGCAGCTGCGCGACCAGGCCCGCCACCTCGAGCGCGACCTGGACCTGGCCGATAACGCGCTGAACATCCTGGTGCAGAACACCTGCGGCAGCGGCATCGACGTGCTGGCCGCCCCGCGGCAGCCCGGTCGCCCAGTCGATCGCGGCCTGGCGCGCGACATCGACCACCTGTGGGACGCCTGGTGGGATGCGCCGGAGGTCACCGGCATGCATGACTACGGCCGTGCCCAGCAGCTGATGGCGCGCAGCTGGTTCCGCGACGGCGAGATGTTCTTCCAGGACCTGGTTGGCCCGGTCAGCACGCTGCCACACGGCACCGAGGTGCCTTACAGCTTCGAAATGCTCGAAGCGGACATGGTGCCGCTGGATCTCAACGACCCGGCCAGCAACGTGGTGCAGGGCGCGGAGCGCAACGCCTGGGGCCGCGTGGTGGCCTGGCACGTCTACAAGCAGCACCCCGGCGACATCGGCAGCGCCTACGGCTGGGCCAACGAGACCAAGCGCGTCTCGGCCGACAACATGCGCCAGCTCGCCCTGGTCAAGCGCCTGCATCAGGTGCGCGGCCTGAGCGTGTTCGCAAGCGCCATGTCGCGCTTCGAGGACATCAAGGACTACGAAGAGTCCGAGCGCATCGCCGCCAAGGTCGCGGCCAGCATGTGCGCCTACATCAAGAAGGGCACTGACGGCACCCAGTCGCCTCTGGGCACCACCGCTGTCCTGCCGAGCGGGCAGCCCGTGCGCGAAATGCGCATGACCCCCGGCATGATCTGGGACGACCTGTTGCCCGGTGAAGATGTCGGGATCATCAACTCCAACCGGCCCAACGCCGGCGCAGCCGAGTGGGTCACCAACCAGTTGCGGCGCGCTGCCGGCGGCATCGGCACCAGCTTCAGCAGCCTGTCGCTGGACTACAACGGCACCTACAGCGCGCAGCGCCAGGAACTGGTGGAGAAGTGGGGTGGCTACCTCATCTTCGGCGAGCAGTTCATCGCTCAGGCGGTGCGCAAGCAGCGCACGCGCTTCATTGAGGCCGCGCTGCTCGCCGGCCTGATCAGGATCCCGCGCGGCTGGAGCTTCCAGCATGTCGCCGCTGCCACCTACGTGCGCCCGGTCATGCCGTGGATCGACCCGCTGAAGGAGGCCACCGCGCGCGGTGAGGCCGAGGACCGCGGCTGGGTCAGCCCGCAGCAGAACACGCTGCAGTACGGCAACAACCCCGAAGAGGTCGCCGCGCAGCGTCAGGACTGGCAGCAGCGCAATAGCGAACTCGGTCTCAACGCCTCCGCGCCGGCCTCCCCCGAGGCCCGTGCCGACTTCCGCCGCGGTCTGACCGCACAACTCCTCACGAGGGACTGACGATGCTGGCATCGGCCATCGCACGGATCTACACCTCGCTCACCAGCCTGTTGCTGCTGGCCTGGGCGCTCATCGATAGTGCGTTCGCCGCGCCAGGCCGCGTGCTGCCCCGCGTTCGCGCCGATGCGGGTGGCACGGTGCAGACCGGCTGCCTGCTGCGCCTCACCGCCAAGGCCAATGACACGGCCGAGATCATGGTCTATGGCTGCATCGGCGAGAGTCTCTGGGGCGACGGCGTGAGCGCGCGGGAGCTGGCCGAGCAGATCGCCGCCAGCACCGCGCGCACGCTCAACGTGCGCATCAACAGCGGCGGTGGCGACGCCGCCGATGGCATCGCGATCTACAACGCGCTCAAGGCGCACAGCGGCCGCAAGGTGGTTTACATCGACGGGCAGGCCTGCTCCATCGCCTCGCTGATCGCCATGGCAGGTGACGAGGTGGTCGCCTACAGCACGTCGATCTTCATGGTGCATGCGCCGCACACCATCGCTGCCGGTAACGCCAACGACTTCCAGCAGGTCATCGACTGCCTGGGCACGCACGCCGCTGCCATGCAGGAGGCCTACGTCGCCAAGACCGGCGATGCCGCCCAGATCCAGACCCTGCTGACCGATGGGCTGGACCACTGGTACACGGCCGCGCAGGCGCTGGAGCTGGGCTTTGTGGACCGCATCGAGACGCTGGGCCAGGCCAAGGCCGCCAGTGCCGGCGCTGTAGTGGCCATCGGCTCGCTGCTTGAGGCGCTGCCGTCCACGCCCGCCCCGATTTCGGCCTGCCTGCGCGGCCACATCACCGCGGCGCTGACGCCGCAGACCTTCGCCTCGCTCCCCGAGGTTCACCAGCAGGCCGTCATCGGCCACATCGAGGATCCCACCATGAAGCAGAAGTACCAGCAGATCATGGCGAATGCGAATGGCGGGACCACCGCCACGACCGCGGCCGCCACCACCACCGCCGCCGCGGCGCCGGCCACGGTGACCGCCGCCGCCCCGGTCGCCGCTCCGGCTGCTGCGGCGCCGCCCGATGTCCTGGCCGCGCTGCGGACCCGTAACACCGACATCCTGGCCCTGGCCCAGCCGCATCTGGGCAACCAGGCCGTGCGCAGCTATGTCGATGGCGTGATCGCCGCGGCCGACCCGGCGGTGACCGCCGACAACGTCGGCCGTCACATCCTGGCGCTGCTGGCGACCGGCGCCGAGCCGCTGGGCGGCGCCGCCCGCGTGCAGGCCGGCCCCGAGCAGCGGGACCGCACCCGTGCGGCCATGCGCAATGCCATCGAGGCGCGTTCGGGCACCGCGCAGTACGACGCGGCCAACCCCTACCGCGGCTTCACCCTGGCCGAGTTGGCGCGCGAGTCCCTGGTCCAGGCCGGCGTGACCACGGCGGGCATGAGCCGCATGGACATCGTCGGCCTGGCCTTCACCCACAGCACCAGTGATTTTCCGGGTCTGCTGGGCGACACCTCGCGTGCGGCGGTGCTGCGCGGCTACCAGGAGGCCGAGGAGCAGTTCGACCAGTTCACCCGGGCGGTGAGCGTGCCGGACTTCAAGCCGACCAACCTGGTGGGCCTGGGGGCGTTCTCTGATCTGCTGATCGTGCCGGAGGGCGGCGAGTACAAGCAGGGCACCTTCAGCGAGCAGTCGCAGGCGATGAAGATCGTCACCTACGGCCGCCTGTTCTCCATCACCCGCCAGGCGATCATCAACGACGACCTGGGCGTGTTCAACGACGTGCCCCGCAAGATGGGTCAGGCCGCCAAGCGCACCATCGCCAAGGCGGTGTTCGACCTCATCAACAGCAACCCGGTGCTGGCCGACGGCAACGCGCTGTTCTCCGCGGCCCACGGCAACCTGCTGACGGGCGCGACCATCAGCACCGCGAGCGTGGACGCCATGCGCGTGGCCATGGCCGGTCAGAAGGATGCCGACGGCCACCGCATCCGCGTGCCGCTGCAGTCGCTGCTGACGCCGATCGCGCTGGGCGGCCTGGCCCGCATGGTGCGCGCCAGCCAGTACGAGGTGGGCGGCAACAAGAACCTGACCACGCCCAACATCGTGCAGAACACTTTCGAGGTGATCGACGACGGCCGCCTGGACGATGCCAGCCCCACCGCCTGGTACGGCACCGCCAACCCGGCCTTCGTGGACGGCATCGTCGTGGGCTACCTGGACGGCAACCAGACGCCGTACCTCGAAGAGCAGCAGGGCTTCACCGTCGACGGCGTCGCCTGGAAGGTCCGTCTGGACGCGGCGCCGGCCATCGCCGACTACCGCGGCATCTACAAGAACCCCGGCGCGTGACGGCGCAGGGCGCCCGCTGCACGCGGGCGCCCGCACCGGCTGCTGCCTGATTCCCAACCCGTCACGATCTCCGGAGAACCATCATGAAGAATCAGTATCAGGACGGCCGCGTCCTGGACATCACCCTGGAGGCGCCCGTCGAGAGCGGCGGCGTCATCACCAAGGGACGCCTGCTGGCCATCGCCGTCAGCAAGGGCGCGACCGGCGACACCATCGCCGCGCATGTGGAGGGCGTCTTCGCGCTGCCCAAGCTCAACACCGCCGTGATCAATGTCGGCGACCCGGTCACCTGGGACATCAGCCCGGGCCGCGTGATCGTCTCCAGCGCGACCACGGGCGATGTCGAGAACTTCGGCTATGCCGTCCGCGCCGCGGGCAATGGCACCACCGAAGTGTTGGTGCGCCTGACGCCGGGTGCCGGAGTGCCCAAGTCGGCCTGATCCACCTCGCCCCGCCGTGCGCGGCGGGGCCCTCTTCCCGCGTCTGATCGAGTACTGCACGCATGACTGCACCGCGCGGCGTCCGCAACAACAACCCAGGCAACCTCGACCGCAATCCGGACGTGATCTGGCAGGGCGAGGACCGCAGCGAAGGTGCGCTGGCGCGCGAGAAGCGCTTCTGCGTGTTCCTGACTCCCGAGTATGGCTTCCGGGCGCTTGTGCGCACCCTGGTGACCTACCAGGACAAGCACAAGCTGCGTACGGTCGATCAGATGATCCGGCGCTGGGCGCCGCCCAGCGAGAACGACACCACGGCGTACGTGCGACAGGTGGCCAGCGCGCTGGGCGTCGCGCCGGACCGGCCGTTGGACATTCATGCGCCTGAGACCGCGTTCCAGTTCGCCAAGGCGATCGCGCGCCACGAGAACGGGGGCAACTTCTGGGGCGACCAGGTCATCCGTGACGGCGTGGAGCTGGCGGGGGTGCGCGCGTGATGGATGGCGGCATGTCCATCGGCCTCAAGCTCTTCGCCGCGCTGGCCGCCTCGGCCACCGGCAGCGCCGTGGCTACCGAGGTCATCACGCGAAGCGAGCGGATCATCCTGGGGGTGCCGCAGTCGTGGTTCCTCGCGGCCGTGGTCGGCGCGCTGATCGGCGTGGTCTTCCTCAAGGACATCGACGCCGGCCGGATCTCGCCGGCGGCCGAGGCGGCACTGGCGGTGCGCTGGTCCACGCTGCTGTTGCGCGTGGTGATGCTGGGCGGCTTCGTGCTGGCGTTCGCCATGCTGGCCAGCTGGCTGGTGGTGGCGCTGACCGTGCTGGCTCCAGGCATCCGCGAAGCGGGGGTGGTGTTCAGTGGGCTGAGCGGCGCGGTGATCCGGCCGATGCTGCCGCACTACCTGTCCGGCCTGCAGAAGTTCACCGACCGCTGGGCCGGCAGGGGAGGGCAGGCGTGAACAGCATGCCCTACCTGGTCAACCTGGTGTCCACGATGGCCGTGTTCTGCGGCTGCACCTGGAAGCTCGCGCTCTTGCAGGTGGGCGGCGGCGACCGGCGCCACTACGCCACGGGCGTCCTTTGCGCGCTGTGCTACATGGCCATCGCCTTGGGCATGCTGGGCATCTTCCTGCGCGATCTGGACCGCCACAGCTACGTCGCGCCCTGGTACCTGCTGGTCCTGCGCATCGGTCTGACCGTGCTGTTCGTCTACCCGTGGAAGCGCCGGGCGGGTGACGCATGAGCGGCGTGCTGGCGTTCCTCAACGCGGCCGTCGGCCTGGTGTTCGGCTGGGCGGCGGACCTGCTGGGCTGGCTGCGCCGCCCAGGCAACTGGCTGAAGGCCTGCTGCGCGGTGCTGGCCGTGCTGCTCGCGGTGGCATGCCTGGCCTCGTACCGCCAGGGCCAGCAGATCGTGGTCGTCACGCGCCAGGTCACCCAGTGCCGCGCCGACGCCAAGGCTGCGGCCGACAAGGCGACCATGGACGCCGCCACGCTGCAGCAGAACTACGACGCGTTGCGCTCGGCCATGGGCACGATCAAGGACAACCTGGACGCCGAGGCCGAGAAGATGCGCGCCCTGCAGGCCCGCAACGCCCAGTTGGCGGCGCAGACCGCGTCGGAGAAGGCCAAGGCCGATGCCGGCGCCAAGTCCTACCGGCAGCAGTACGACCAGCGCCCGCCCGAGTGCATTGCGGCACTCGATGCGATGGCGGCGGCCTGCCCCGCGCTGAGGGGGTATTGATGCGCGCCGTTGCCTTCGCCGCCCGGCGCCTGGCGCGCTATGGCTTTCGGTTCGGTCTGCTGCTCGCGGTGCTGGGTGTCGGCGCATGCGCGCGCAACAAGGTGCAGCCGGTCCAGCCAGTGCCTGCGCCGATCATCATCCGCGTGCCTGAGGCGCGTTACGTGCCGATCCCGGACGAAATGACCGAGGCCTGCCGCTGGGTCGCCGACGGCCCGCTGCAAGACGTGCTGGTGGTCGCGCGCGGCCGGCGCCAGTGCCTGGAGCGCTACGAGAGCCAGCTGCGCCAGATTCGCGCTGTGCAGGGCACGCCGGTGTCTGTGTCTTCCGACCTGGGAGGCAAGCCGTGAGCCTGCTGGTGTTCGACGTGGACGGCAACGGCAGCTGCAGCCGCACGCTGACCGATCTCGAGCAGCGCCAGTTGCCCTATGCCCTCATGCAAGCGGTCAACGGCGTGGCGGGCGAGATCAAGTACCAGTGGGATCGGCTCATCCAGTCCCAGTTGGACGCGCCGGTCAAGCTCACGGTGAATTCCGTCTACCTGCGCAAGGCGCGATACACGCGCGGAGACGATGGCACGCGCGAGGCGGGCGCGGCTGAGGTCTTCATCCGCGACGAGGCCGCCAAGGGCACGCCGCCTGCGCGCTACCTGATGCCGCAGGTCTTCGGTGGCCTGGGCCACGATCGCGGCATCGACCGGGGGCTGCGGCGCGCAGGCTGGTTGCGGCCCGGCGAGTTCGCGGTGGCGGTCGCCGACAACACCCTCATGGACAGCCACGGCAACGTGCGCAACGGCGTGGTGCAGCAGATCTTGTCGCAGCTGGGTGCGCAGTTCGATGCCAATAGCAACGAGGACGCCGACGCCAAGGTCTTCCGTAATCGCCGCGCCCGCGGCAAGTCGCTCAAGCAGGCGCGCAACCGCCGCTTCTTTGCCGTCAGCCGTCAGGGCAAGGAGGTGGGTACGGTCGGCAACCACACGGCGCACCTGTCGCCCGGCGTTTATGTGCGCGACGGCAAGCACGACCTGACCAAGGTCTACAACTTCGTGGGCCGCGCGCCGACCTACGCGCCCCGGCTGGACCTGTTCGGCGCTGCTGAGCGCACCTGGTTGAAGCTGATGCCGTTCTTCACCGACCGCGAGCTGGACAAGGCCATGGCCGATGCGGCGCGCCGGGGGTGGGCATGAGCCAGGCCGACTTCCTGCGCGGGTTTGACGCGATGGCGTTCGGCGCCTTTCAGGCCGCCGGAGTGGGTGATCGCGCGCGCTACACCGCGCCGGGCGCGGTCGCGGGCGTGCCTTGCGATGTGCTGGTGGACCGGCAGATGACCGAGTACGGCAACGGCGTGGCCGATGTCGCGGCGTCCCATGTGGTCGTCGGCTTCCAGCGGGCCCAGGTCCAGCCTGTGCGCCTTGGCGCCCTGGTCCTGTTGCGCGCCGATGGAACAGACGGCGAGGCCTTCCGCCTGGATGCCGAGGTCGAAGGCCTGTCCGACGAGTCGATCGTGCGCTGGGTGGTGTCTCGTGGCTGACAGTCCTCGCAAGCAGCTCCTGGCGGCCATGAAGGACGTGCTGTCCATCATCACCACCGCCAATGGCTTCAACACCGACGCCGGGCTCAATGTCACCACCGAGCCCGCGCAGATCCCCGGCACGCTGACCGAGCCCGTGCTGGCGCTGCTGATCGAGAAGCAGCAACGCCCTGCTGACGCCGCCGCCGTGGCGCGCACGCGCTTGACCACGCTCATCGTCGCGGTGCGTGTGCCAGCCGACCTGGACGAGGCCCAGGACCGCCTCGATGACGTCATCAGCGATGTCGAAGCGGCGATGGACCGGCCGTCGATGGACCGGTTTCCAGTCGGGGTCCAGTGGCCGCGCTACGTCGGCGTCGACTTCGGCCAGCCGCTCGCCGGCCTGGGCTGGAACGGCGCGCTGATCACTTACCAGACCCACATCCCCATCCGATAACCCGCCGCCCGAGCGGCTCCTACCCGAGGACATCACAATGGAAGACTACAGCTACCTGGGCAGCGGCAAACTGCTGGTGCGAGAGTTCGGCTCGGCCGCCCCCTTCGTCGAGGTGGGCAACTGCAGCGCGGTCGCCCTGACCCCGCAGACCAACTCGATTGTGCTGGCCGACAGCACCCAGCCCGGCGGCGGCACCCGCAACCAGGTCGATCGCGTGACTGGCTGGCAGCTCGCCTACACCTTCACCGATCTCTCGCCCGACAACCTGGCGCGCGCCACGCGCGGCACCGCCTCGGCCATCACCGCTGGCACCGTGACCGATGAGACCGCCGTGGCCTACCTCGGCGGCAGCACGCCGCTGCTCAATCCCGCGGCCACCATCACCACCGTCAAGGGCGCCAGCGGCAGCACGACCTACGCCGCCGGCACCGACTACGAGCTGCGCGACGGCATGCTCTACATCCCGGCCACCAGCAGCATCCCGGCACCGGTGGCCGGTGCGGCCAACGTCAAGGTGACCTACACCAACGTGGCGGGCCAGCGCGTGGAGGCGCAGACGACCTCGCAGAAGAACTACGAGTTCCTCTTCGCCGGCCTCAATGAGGCCCGCAGTGGCAAGCCGGTCCGCCTGAATGCTTACAAGGTCAGCGGCGGCGTGCTGCAGGAGATGGCGCTGATCGGCGACCAGTTCGGCAGCTTCCAGGTGACCGGCGGCCTGCTGGCCGACACCAGCAAGCCGGCTGGCAAGTCCCAATACTTCAACGCGGTCATCATCGCGTGAGCGGCCACGACGACGCCGATGTGCTGACCGTGCCGACGCGCACGGTCAGCTTCCGGGGCAAGGCGCTGGCGCTGGAGCCGCTGAAGCTGCGCCAGATCGGGCCGTTCATCACCGCCGCGCGCACGATCATCGCGCGCGTCTCGGTGGCCGCCGGCCTGCTGGGCGAGGCGCAGCCGCTCCAGGTGGGGGCGGTGATCCTGGATCTGCTCGAGCAGGACGCAGGATCCCTGGCCGAGGCGCTGTCCATCGCCACCGGAGAGGACGCGGCGTTCATCGCCGATGGCAGCCTGGACGAGGTCACCGCGTTGGTGGAGGCGGTCGTGGCGGTGAACAAGGATTTTTTCAGCCAGCGCCTGCCCGCGCTGCTGGCCAAGGCGGCGGTGCCCAAGGCCAGCGCGCCGGCGCAGGCGAGCCCCTCGGTTGGGCCGACCACATCCACTACCTCGTCAGCCGCGGATACCGCCTCCCCGACGTCCTCGGCATGACGCTCGCGCAGCTGCGCGGCTTCACCGCCGCCGCTGCGCGTGACGATCGCCACCGTGAAGCCCGCAGCGCCGTCGCCACCCGCGTGGCGATGGGTGCCGACAAGAACGACTGGACCAACTACCTCCGGACCCTGCACTGATGGCCGACCAGACCGCCAACCTCCGCGTCCGCATCAGCGCGGATCTCAACGACATCAAGCAGGGGCTGGGGCTGGTCCAGCGTCAGGTTGAGGCGTTCAAGAAGAGCGCGGCAGCGCCGCTGCCGTCCAAGAATCCAATCTCCCAGGTCGGCAAGGATGGGGTGGAGACGTCCAAGGTACTAGCGGCCCTCCAGCCGCAGATCACGGACATCATCACCAGCCTGCAGGGGGGCATGCCATTCACCACCGTGCTGCTGCAGCAGGGTGGCCAGATCCGGGACATGGCCGGCCAGATGGGCTTCGGCTTCAAGGATGTTGGCAAGGCGCTGCTGAGCCTGGTGAACCCGTACACCGTAGCGGCCGCGGCGGTGGGTGTCCTGGCGTTGGCTTGGTACAAGGGCGCGCAGGAGCAAACTGCCTATGCCACGGCGCTAGCCGCGACCGGCAGCGTGGCTGGGGTGACCACGGACCAGATGGTGGCGATGTCTGAAGCGCTGGCGCAAGGAGATCTGACGCAGGCCAAGGCAGCTGAGTCGCTGGCCGCGGTGGCGGCCAACGGCAAGATCGCGGGTGCCAACTTCCGGCTGGTCGCTGAAGCGGCCGAGGCCATGGAGCACGCCACCGGGCGCGCTATTGAGCAGACCGTTGAGGACTTCGCGGCGCTTGCGAAGGATCCTGTTGCAGGCGTGCTCAAGCTCGACGAGAGCATGCATTTCCTGACCGCATCGATCTATGAGCAGATCAAGGCACTCGATGACCAGGGCGATCGACAGGAAGCGGCCCGCGTCGCGACGGAGGCTGCTCACGCCGCTGCGATGAAGATCCGTGAGGAGACCGAGGCCAGCCTTGGCACGCTTCAGCGCGCCTGGAACGGCGTTAAGGGTGCTGCAGCCGCCGCGTGGAGCGCGATGCTCAACGTAGGCCGCGCTGACTCTGGCCAGTCCCGCTTCCAGGAGCTGGAAGGTCAAGTCACGAGGATGCAGGCCCTGCTCGAAACAATGGGCCCGAATGATCGCCGCAGTGGCTTGCTGCAGAACAAGATCGCTTCGTTCAAGGCAGAGATGGCCAAGCTGCAGGACGCCAACATCAAGGCGACCAAGGAGGCCAACCAGAAGATGCAGGCGGCGCAGGCCAACGAGACCGCCATCAGTCAATCTCAGGAGCTGGAGCAGTACCAGAGTAGGGAGCAGAAGCGCGCCAGCGAGATCGAGAGGGCCATGGGCGCGGCGCGCCTCGGCATCTTCAACGCGGAAGCCTCAGGCAACAAGGACCTCGCCAAGCGCATCGCGGCCAACCGTGACGCGCTGGTTGCAGGGATCAACAAGAAGTACGAGAAAAAGGGCGGCGCGTCCGCAATCGCCAATGCAACGCGAAACGCAGGGCTTCAAGGCTTCAAGGACAGCCTGGCGCAGGAGCAGGCCCAGCTCAAGGCCAGCACGGACGCCTTGAAGGCGCAATACGATGCCCGCGAGATCACCGTGGAGGAGTACTACGCCAAGCTCCGCACGCTGACCCAACAGGGCGTGGATGCCCAGACTGGCGCGCTCGAGAAGCAGATCGCTTATCTCAAGCAGCAAGCCGTCAGCGGAAAGGACGCGATTGCCGTCAACGAGCAGATAGCACAGCTTGAGTCGCAGCTCGCCGTTGCGCGCACGAACGGCGCCGCGGCGCAGGCCAATCTGGCCGCGGAAGAAGCCAAGGCGCTCAAGGCGCGCCAGGTCGCCATCGACAGTTACACCGCCGCGCTGCAGGCCAGCAATGTTGCGCTGGGGCGTCAGTTGCAGACGATGGTCGATAAGGTGGGCATGGGCGACCGCGAGTACGAGATCCAGCAGCGGATCAATGACGCCTACGCCGACGAGGCGGACAAGCTGCTGGACCTGCAGGCCCAACTCAACGCCAACCAGATCGACCAGGTGCGTTTCGACGCAGAGCGTGCCGCGCTGCATGAAAAGACCGTAGAGCGCATCGATCTCATCAAGGCGAAGTATGGCGAGCTCGCCGACGCTGAGGCGGACTGGACGAACGGCGCCCGTGCCGCTTGGGCTAACTATGCCCAAGGCGCTTCCGATCTCGCGTCGCAGGTCGCCAGCGCCACAGGTGATGTGCTGACTTCGCTCGAAGATGTGGTGGTCTCCGCGGCGTCCCGGTCGAAGGTCTCGTCCAAGGACATGGCCGATTCCATCATCAAGGACCTCGAGCGGATCGCGGCGAAACAGCTGATCCTCGGCCTTGGCAATCTGGTGGCCGGTTGGTTCGGCAATGCGGCTACGAGCCAGGCCCAGGCGACCGGCAACTACGGCGCCTTCAATCCCAACTCGCTCGACTGGACGCGCACCCAGCTGGCCGAAGGTGGGATGCCGCCCGCTCCGGCCAGCTGGTACACGGGCCCCGGCACCAAGTTCCAGCCAGCGGGCATTGTCCATGCCGGCGAAGGCGTCCTCAGCCAACGCGACGTCGCCGCCATTGGCGGCCCGAGCGGCTTCATGGCCATGCTCGCCAGCATCCGCAGCGCACGGGGCTATGCGGATGGCGGCTTGGTCGGCGCCAGCGGTGGCGTGAGGATGGTCGGCGGTCGGCGCGACATCAAGGTCGAGCTTGTCAATAACGGTGCGCCGGCGACGGCGCAGGCCACCATAACGGAGCAACCGGACGGCACCTCGCTGATCAACATTGTGCTCGACGCTGTGGCAGACGACATCGCCAATGGCGGAAAGGTCGGACGCGCTGGCAAACGTCGCTACGGCTGGAAGGAGCCAGTCTGATGGAAGCATTCCCTGCTTATGCGAAGGTCGTGTTCGACAGCATGCGGCGCAGCTTCGACCCGTCGATCCTTCGCACCGACATGGAGCGCGGCTTTCCCAAGCAACGCTTGCTCAACAGCCAAGTGCTCATGAAGGACGCGCTGACGCTGTACTTCTACGACCTGGCCGACGCACTGGCATTTGAGGATTGGTACTTCGGCCCGCTGGCACGCATCGGATTTTTCACTATGACGCATCCGGTGACGGGGCAGTCGCTGACGTGCAGGTTTGAGAACGGCAGTATCGGTGAGCTTGCGCCGGGCCAGGCGGAGATCGCGGATTTTCAGCGGTCCGTAGTTGTGGAGTACCTGCGATGACCAGCGCTGCTTTTGTGGAGCAAATCCAGCGCGTCACCGACACCGACGGCATCATCGCCCTGCTGCAGATCACCTGCGACGCCTGGAGTGGCCCGCTGTTGATCGCCAATGACACCAAGTCGTGGACCAGCAACGGGTTGGAGTATCTGGGCTTCCAGTTCGGATTCACACTGCTCAATGACGTCGCCGGCGAGACGCCGCGTACCAGCATCGTGATCACCAACGTCGGCCGCGGCCTGACCGAAGAGCTGGAGCGGGTCGGTCCCAACGAGCTGGTGATGGCCAAGATGATGCTTGCAAGCCGCGCGGATCCGGACAAGATCGAGGAGACATGGGTACTCCCTATGTCGGTCGTCTCGGTGGAGCCTGAGCGCGCCACCGCGCAATGCGGTATGGACTTCCTCATGCGCCAGCAGGCGATGAACAAGCGCTTCACCCCTGAGTTGACCCCCGGGGTGCACTGATGCGTGCCTCTGCGCTGGACCCCTTCATCGGGCGTGCCTACGACCCGGATTCGTTTGACTGCGTGGACCTGGTTCGCGAGGCATCGCTGGCGCTTTTCGGCCGCCACATCGAGTTGCCCGGCGGCCACCCGCGCGGGCTTAAGCGGCTGCCGATGGTGTCGTCCGTGGCGCGCCAGCTTGCTGTGCCCACCGACACGCCGCGCGACGGCGACCTGGTGCTGATGTTCGACCGTGGGCTGGCCGTGCCGACCCACGTTGGGCTCTACTTTTGGCTTGCGCATCGGCCTTGGGTGCTGCATGTCGGCGCCGGCGTGCCGTTCAGCACGACGCACGCTGCAGCAGACCTGCCGAAGTTCGGCGCCAAGATCGAAGGAATCTACACGTGGGCGTAATGACTCCCCTCGTTGTCACCCCGCACCCGATCCTGCTGGATAACCAGCGGAGAGAACAGTGGGCCCTGCAGCCCGGCGAAAGCCTGTACGCGTTCCTGCAGCGGCACGTGCCGGACCTGGACGGCAAGCCGTGGCGCGTGACCATCGGCGGCCGCGAGATCCCTCGGCACATGTGGCACCTGGCCCGGCCGAAGAACGGTCACGTGATTGAGGTGCGCGGCGGCCTGGGCGACAACGCTCTGTACTACATCGCCATGGCGGTGCTGATTTACTTCACCGCCGGCGCTGGTGCCACATGGGCCGGTGGCTTGAGTACCGCGCTCGGCGTCAGCACCAGCGTGATCTACAGCGCGGCATTCATCGCCGGCTCCATGCTGATCAATGCGGTCCTGGCGCCCAAGCCGCCCAGTGCCAGTGGCGCGGCCTCCAAAGACAGCGTCTACAACATCGGTGCAGCCCGCAACGCGATGCGGCCCTACGAGCCGTTCGCGCTTGTGTTTGGCGAGGTCCGCAGCACGCCGGATTACCTGGCCCAGCCCTATACCTACTACGAGGGCAATCAGCAGTACGTGGCAATGCTGTTCCAGCCTGGCCTGAACTGCGAATCGATCGGGCCGCTGTACAACGGCGACGCGCTGCTGAGCAGCTTCGATGGGGTGTCGACGTGGTACGCCGGATTCCCGGGCATGCCCGAACAGGACATCCCGATCTACAGCAACGTCGACACCATCGACGGAGCGGAGCTGCCCACGACCAAGGCCTGGGTCCAACGCACGACCAGCGCGAACACGGTGGCGGTGCAGATCAACCTGGAATACATGCTGGGTGGCACCGGCACCAGCGGCAAGGAATACCAGGTCAGCGAGACGGTCGAGGTGCAATACAGGCCGGTGGGTGCGTCAGCCTGGCAGCCACTGTTGACGCGCACATTCACAAGCAAGGACCAGACCACGGTCCGTCGCACGACGCTGTCGGCGGACTTGCCGCGCGGCCAGTACGACCTGCAGGCGCGCATCCGCGGCGACGGCAACTACGAGGGCAAGAACCAGCAGACCAACAAGTTCCAGTGGACCACCCTGGGAAGCGTCCAAGCCGACGATGCCGATTACACGGGCATCCCTCGCATCGGTGTGCGCATCAAGGCTACCGGCCAGCTCAACGGCTACCCAGACGAAATCCGTGGCGTCGTCCGGGCTGAGCCGTTGCCGATCTGGAATGGCACCACGTGGGCGACCGCCACCGACCGGGCCAGTGGCCTGTCCAACCCCGGCGCCCAACTGCTCAAGTACGCACGTGGCCACGCGATCGTTAAGGCAGGCAAGACCATCCGCTATGCCGGCCTAGGCCTGACCGATGACATGATCGACATCGAAGCCCTCAAGGGCTTCATGCTCCACTGCGCGGCCAACGGCTACACGTACGATTACATCGTCAAGGACGCCAAGTCCCACGACGAGGTGTGCAACACGATCGCGCTGGCCGGGATGGGCGAGATCAGCTGGGCCGGCGGAAAATTCTCCGTCGTGTGGGCTGGCGCCGACCAGCCCGTCAGCGGCGTGGTCAACATGGCTACCATCAAGAAGTCCAGCTTCAGGCTCGACTACTCGCTGGTGTCCGCGGCCGACGGCATCGAGTACACCTACTTCGATCGGGACACCTGGTCCAGCCAGACCATCTACGTCAACGCTCCAGGCGTGGAGGTGGCGCTCAATCCGGCCAAGGTATCGGGCGAGGGCGTCACCAGCGCAGTGCACGCGGCGCGGATGGCCCGGTATCACCTGGCCCAGAGCCTGTACCAATACAAATCGATCAGCTATGACACTGATCTGGAACACATGACCTATAGGCGGATGTCGGTGCTGCCGCTGCAGCATGACATGACCCAGTGGGGTTACGGTGGGCGCCTGACGGCGTCTTCTACCGCGAGCGGTGTCACCAGGCTGTCTCTGGACGAGGCTGTGCCGCCGCCGGCAGAGGGCAATGCCTACATCGGTGTGCGTGTGCCGGGCGAGCGGGTCTACCGGGTTCTGCAGGTGCGCAGCTTCGGCGCGCAGTCGCGCGATATCGAGCTGGCCGAACCTTGGCCTGGGGATGCCGCTCTCCCCGGGGTCGAAAAAGAAGCGCATGACTACATCTGGATCTACGACTTCAAGCAGACCCCGGGCTATCGCGTCCGTGTCACAAGCATCGAGCCTCAGTCGGACCTCAAGGGAGCCAGCATCAGGGTTGTGCCGGAGAGCGATGAGTTCTGGGATTATGTGATTGACGGCACGTACCGGAAGCCGGACAACCAGAGTCTGCTGCAGACCAAGCCTACAGCAAGCCACCTGGTGGTGACCGAATCGCAGGTCGTGCAGGGCGACACCGTCTTCACAGAATTGGTCGCTACCTTCGATGTAAGCGGCCCGGTTGGCGTTACGCGCGCGTACTGTGATACCGATGGCAATGCCGAATTGGAGCTGGTCGCAGAGACCACCGGCCGCACGGCGCGCTGGCGCATCCCAGGCGCAGGAACCTATCCGATCACTGTGCGCCCATACAACCTCGATGGTGAGGCTGGGACTGCCGTCAGCCTGATCTACACAACCCAAGGCGCCGATGCGCCGCCGGTGCTGGTGGACACATTCACGGTCGAAGAGTTGTCGGGAGGCGTTCGCCGGTACTCTTGGGGCTATAGCGACGACACGATCCAGTCGGCCGACTTCGCCGGCGTGGAGATCCGCTACACCGCCGGGAGCGTCACCGCGCCGGCCTGGGAGACCATGACGCCGCTCGGCGACACCGGCTACCACGCCGCGGCGTTTGAGGCGGTCCTGCCTGCCTCTGGAACTTGGACCTTCGCCTGCCGCTCCCGGAACACGAGTGGCACGCTGTCTCCCGATGCGAGGATCGTCACGCAGACCCTTGGCGCGAACCTGGGGCAGCAGCTGGGCGAGCTGGGAGACGCTAGCGCGGCGGCACAGGCGGCGATCACGCAGGAGATCATAGACCGCTTCAACGCCGACGCCGCTGCGGCAGAAGCCGCTGCGGCCGACGCCTCAGCCAAGGCAAATGCGGCGCTCGCCGCCGCAATTGCACATGCCGACGTTATCGGGGCGCAGGTCGCGGACATCATCGGTGCCGACACCTGGGTCAGCGACAAAGCCTATCCCAAGGGCGACCTGGTGAAGTTTGAGGGCAACCTCTATCGGGCGCTTGATGACGTTCCGGCCGGGACTGCGGTAAGCGACACTGCTCACTGGCAGCTACTCGGTCAGTACGATTCGCTTGGAGAAGCGACAGCCGCGGCGCTGGCTATCGCAAATCAGAACGTAACTGACCTTGCCGCGGAGGTGGCGCGGCTGGACGCGATCGTCGCTCGTCTGCCTGCTGGCGCTGGGAAATTGGCGTCTGAGGCGTTGGTGGCCACGGAGCAGCAGGCTCGTGTCGACGGCGACAACGCGCTCGCTGGCCGTACCAGCACGATCGAAGGGCGTATGCCAACCGGCACGGACAAGCTGGCAAACGAGGCGCGCGTGGTGACCGCCGAAAATGCCAGCGTCACGCGGGACAATGCGCTAGGCACGCGGGTAGATGGTGTTCAGGCCAAGCTTCCAGCTGATGGGGGGCGTTCAGCCTCTGAGGCCAACGTTTCCTCGTTTGCCCAAGCGAGCGTGGACCGCGATAACGCGCTCAGCACTCGGGTGGATACGGCGCAGACAAAGGCCAACGATGCACAGACAACGGCAACGAACGCGCTCAGCGCCTCTAACAACAACGCGAGCGCCATCAATTATGTATCCATCAGAGCCGGCGCGGCACGTCCAAACATGCTTTCAGGCGGTAGCTTTGAAACTGGAATGTGGACGTTGGGTGAAACCGCTAATTGGGTAGTCGGTAGCGGCACATGGGGAAGTTATGGATACCACTCTAATCCAGGATCAATCAATGGTGGCGGACATAGCATCCATCGCATATTTGATTCTGGCGAGAATACGCTACACACAATTTCTTGGGACAGCGTTTTATTTGCATCAAGCGGTAGCGTCCGGGTGGACATTGAATGGCTTGATGTTAATGGAAATCTAATCAATACAAATGGTGGAAATACTAGCCAAAGTGTGCAAGCGAGTCATGATTTTAGTGACGATACGTCACGACGCGAGCAACTTTCATGGACTACAACAAGCCCCGCAGGTACAAGATATGGACGGTTTCGATGCATTTGGGAGGGCGTGACCGGATGCACCGCTCTTGGATTCAGGAGAATAAAAGTTGAAAAGGGTGATCTACCGTCAACACCTTACTCGACTGAGACGACTGTTGCGCAGCAGGCGTCGGTCACGCAATCACTCTCCACGAGTCTCAACACGCTGACCGGCCAGTTCAATGCGAAGTACACCCTTGCGCTTAGCGTCAATGGCTACGTGTCTGGCGTCACCAGCGTCAACAACGGCACGACCAGCACCTTCGACATCCTGGCCGATACCGTGCGCTTCCTAGCTCCGAGTGGTGGCGCGCGCACCGAGTTCTCGAACGGGAACTGGCGCGTCTACGACGGTAACGGCGTGCTGCGAACTGCTATGGGAATCAATATCTGATGGCCACCGGCCTCAAGTGCTGGGATGCGGCCGGTCAGCAGACCACCAATGTCACAGATCGGATCCCGCGCGTGGTCGGCTATCAAAGCATCGCGGCTAACTCCTCGGGCTCGGTGTCGTGTCCAGAGGGCACGCCGTGGTATCAGCTGAGCCTTATCGGTACAGCTGACCCAGGAGCTCCAGGTGGGGCGCCTGCGCCGAGGGTGACGATCAGCGGACAAACGATCAGCTGGGGCATTCCCAGCGGTGCCAGCAGCACGCAAGCGGCGACGCTTGTATTCGGAGTGTTTTGATGGTCGCCGGATTGAGAGCTCGCACTGACGCGGGCCTACTGCAGATTGATGCAGACGTACCCCAGTTGAAGCTGTTCACTAAGTACACGGCGACCGGAGAGGACACGCGCACGATCAACAATCTGCCAGGGATACCGGCGGTTGCGGTGGCTTGCTCCACCGGCGCTTACGTCGTGATCGCGTCGTACAGCAACGGCTCGGCGACGATCAAGACCACAGTTTTCCCTAGCAGTGGAGGAACGGCGACTGTTTACGTCTACAGCCGCCCTCAGCCGGGCAACCCTGGCGGGATTAAGTTGAATGATGCGGCTGGCCAGCTCACGTTCGACGGATCGCCGGGCTATCTGAAGATTGTTGGGAGCACAGGCGGCACTCCGACCAACAACGGCGTGGAAAACAACGTGGTCAACTTCCCTGCCGGCCGAACCTATGCTGCTCTCGTGCGCCAAGTCGGCTACAACTTCCGCGACGTCAATCAGGGCTCTGCACCCTCTGTGCCGGCCTGGTATCGCTACGTATTTCGAGGCTTCACCAAGATCAGCGGAACGCAATTCAGCGTCGTCAGCTACAACTATCAGATCGCGCGTTTCGGCACCTCCGCGCCGGTTGACGCAACGCCATTCATCACCGGCCAAAGCTGTTGGGTCGTGGACGTGACTGGCCTTTGATCTGCGCGGCCAATGGCCATATCTCTCAACTCCAAACAAAGAGATCCCTATGTCCCGAGTCATCGCAAAGTACAACCTAGCCATCGTCCCCGAGCAGACCATCGAAATGTCGGTCGCGACCACCATCCTGGGCCTGTCGATCCAGGACGAACAGCTGCAGGTCGTAGTTGACCAAGAGGGCGCCGCGCCGCGCACCGCGAAGCGCGGTTTCTTCATCGTGCGCGGTGGCGCCGAGCCGATCCCGGACCAGGCGCTGAACTACGTCGGGCAGTTCGCGATCGATGGCGCCTGGGCTTATCTGTTCACCGACACGGGGGACATGCCCGCCTCATTCGTTCCGGATGCGCCGCTGGCGACCTGGGCCGACATCCATTCGATCCACGAGCGCCTGGCCGCGTTGCAGAACGCCGTGACCGCACTCGCCGCGGCTCGGTGAAGTCGCAGCCCAAGCGACCCGCCTGGCCCAGCATGCCCCCATGACCAAGACCCCAGGCAAAGCAGCATGGGCCGCCCGCCGCGCGCGGGAGCTGGAGGAGCAGGCCCGAGCCCTCCTCGACACCCCGGCTGCGGACTGGCGCGGCCGGCAGCGGCTCAGGGGCATCGCGCAGCGGTTGCGCCCCGAGGCGGCCTGACCTGTCACACCGGTTGAGACGACCCGGGCGCACGCTTCGGGGATGACTCTCCCCGAAGGCTTCCGTTGGGCCAGGCGCTGGCAGTACAGCAAGTGCGAGGACGCGCTGATGCTGGACGGGGAGCAGGTCGCAATGCTCTTGGATCGCGTGGACGGCGGGTGGTTCGCTCGCCTGGAGTGCCAGAAGGGCGGAGTCAGCGAGCCGTTGGTCACGAGGCGCTGCTCGAGCTACGAGGCCGGCAAGCGCGGGTGCGAGCTGTGGGCAGCCCGGCACGAGGCCAGGCTGCGTGCGGAGGTGGCGGAGAAGATACGGAACCGCCCTGTGCACAATGGCGCCGGCGGGTGGAGTCGGCCCGGGGAGAAGTGACCGGGTAGCGGCTGGGCATCCCAGAATCTCCCCAGATTTCCCGGAAACCTCGCAGCGGCGGCCTTATAGATTCCGGCTCCGGGCACCAAGTGGCATGCACAGGTGAAAAGCCCCGAGAGATCGGGGCTTTGTCGTTTGAGCGCGCGTTGCGAAGGCGATCTCATGCGGTGCGGGCCTGTTCGAGCTTCGTGCGGCGTGGCTGCGCTGTCTCATGATCCGATGTTGACGATCGGAGGGCTAGGTTGGCTTGTGTTCCTGGCCTCTGGAGCGCCCCGATGAGCGCGATGCGCTTGTGCTGCCGCCGTATCGCGCGAGCGGCGCCGAGCAACCGCCGGAAAAGGACGGAAATGCGAGCGTCGAGACGGGTTCGGCTCACCGCGAGCGGCCAGGGCACTTTGTCCGGTGTGCGAAGGAACTGGGTTCCGTCTGCCGTTGGTGAGGAACTCATCCCCGCAACCCGAAGCCGTTGGCTGCGCCGAATTCCGAGACGGACGTTAGGAGAACGCGATGAGCATGAAGACCAGGTTCAACGCCATGGCCAAGAAGGCGGCCTACGCCGCGGGCACGCCCTGGGCCTTCGGGACGGCGGCGCTGGCGGTGGTGCTCTGGGGCTGCAGCGGTCCGGTGTTCGGGTTCAACGACACCTGGCAGCTGGTCATCAATACCAGCACCACGATCATCACCTTTCTGATGGTGTTCCTGATCCAGCACACCCAGAACGCCGATACGGCGGCGATGCAGATCAAGATCGACGAGCTGATCAATGCGACGCGCGGCGCGAACAATGCCCTGCTGGATCTTGAGGAACTGGACGAGCAGGCGCTGGAAGAGCTGCGCAAGAAGTACGAGGAGTTGGCCAGAGAGGCGCGGGATCGAATGGGTCGGACCCGCTCGGATACGACCTGA